TTATAATCAGTATATTTCGGACACCATTGACCGAAACATAAAGGATATCGAAGATCGATGCCGCGATGCATGGCGGCAGGGACGTGCGTAATTTTATTTCTTTTTTGAGGTTTTCAGTAATTTCAGTCACTTAGCAATGACGATTTTTCTTGCTTATCCTGGATGGATAGGGTAGAATCAGTCATCAAATGAGGAGAGAACTATGGATCGTGAATTGAATATTGGTTGGGATAGCGAATTTAACCAGAACCGTGCGTCGGTTCAGGACTTCACCCCCGAAGTCATGAAGAATGACATGCCCCACCCCTGCGACAGCTGCCAGCTGGCTGACCTGTGTGCCGTCGAACTGACCGAGTGCAAAGCGTTCCGGATGTTCAACCAGGATGGTCGTTGGATCAAAGGCGAGCAGGGCAAGTTCCGCCGTGCGATGAAGGGCTAAGGAGATAGACATGTACACATACAGCGAAGAACTCTTCTCAGACTTCCACAAGGAAGCCTACGGGTTCCGCCCTACGGGAGATCATTGGTTCTACGGTGCCACCCCTGCTGAGAAGCAGGAAATCTGGGATGCTGTTGGTCGTGCTTTAGACCGTGCTCAGGCTGAGGAGAATGCGTAATGTATACTGTTCACATGGTCAACTTCAACATGAACAAGGGCTCGTTCCCTACGCTGGAACAGGCTGTGGCTCAGGCTAAGGCTCTGGGCTTCGACTGCGCCATCTTCAAGGATGGTGTGTTCATCAAATCCGTGAAACCCTACTAAGGAGAGAGACATGGACTGGGACTGGAAGCTGGTGGCTGTGCTGGGTCTGTTCGTGGGCTTTGGTATCCCGCTGCTATATGAGGTGGCTGTACGATGAAATTGAAATCTGTTATGGATCAGGTCTGGGGTCATGCTTTCGAACAGGTCTGGGATGAGGTCTCGGGTCGGGTCGAGGCTCAGGTCTGGGTTCAGCTTAAACGTCAGGTCGATCATCAGGTCAGGGAACAGGTCGACGATCTGGTCAGGCGTCGGGTGCACAATGAAATCCGTTAAGGATCAGATCTGGGTTCAGGTCAAGGATCAGGTCTTGGAACAGGTCTGGGAACAGGTCAGAGTTAAGGTCTGGGAACAGGTCTGGGTTCATGTCAGTAATCAGGTCAGGCTTCAGGTCTGGGATCAGGTCTTGACCCAAGTATGGGTACAGGTGGAGGCTCGAGGCAAGAACTAGACCTGCAACTACGTTTTATAATTGGAACTGATGAGTCATGCAGGGGACCCGAACTAAGCCAAACATCGCGCAGCAAAATTTGTCCCAAACCCCAAAAAGCCGCAAATAGGGTGGTTTTCCCTTTACTTCCCCTCCATATCGCACTATAATATGAATACTGTCACGTGAGAAGTTGGGATAGCGAATGCAAATTAATTACCACATAGCCCGGACTCTATTCGATCGACTGAATCAAGACTTCTTTGCTGAGAACCTACCCAATGACTATGAGTTGGATATCTTTACTGAGCATGAGATGCCAGTTGAACTTGGGTATTGCGTTGATGAAGAAGATGGGGTTATCGTGCTTGGATTGGTTGAAGAATTCGACTCTTATGATGAACTTACAGCTACTCTTAAGCATGAGATGATACATATGGAGCAGATAATTAATAACCATCCAGTGAATCATGGTAAAGAGTTCCGGCGGCGAGCACGAGAAATCGGAGCCTCAGAGTAATAATATTTCATCATTATATAATCAAGGTGTATAACTAGCAAGTGAATGGAGTGGCTGGCTAATGGTAATGGGTGAAGTGGTCAATGTTCGTGAGTTTTGGGAACGTAAAGTAGACAATGCGTTCATGCGTTTTCAATACACTGGGAACGAACAGCAGTTTGTCGAGAGCCTGAGTCGTCTTGGTTATGACCCTCAGGATATTGAAACCCTCCTTGTTCAGGATTGATTCGGGAAGTGAATTTATGCGAAAAGCTAAGATGATTGGAGCCTCTGTATGAAGCATATAGTCAGCATTGATGATATTGATATCGATTATGATCTCGAGGCGATTCGTTATTTCCAGGGTAGTGATGAACTGATTATTCAACGGACTATTGCCAATCTGTTTTATGAACCTTCTACGCGGACTTCATCTTCCTTTTATGCAGCTGCTAGGAAGATTGGGTATGATGTTCTATCCATTAACAATGTGCAGTATTCTTCTGTGGTTAAGGGGGAAACTCTTGAGGATACTATACGCACGTTGGAGTGCTATGTGGATTGTATCGTATTGCGCCATAACATAACAGGGGCTGCTGCTAGGGCTGCAGCTGTATCTTCAGTACCGATTATCAATGCAGGGGATGGTGAGGGTGAGCATCCTACTCAGACTCTGCTGGATCTCTATACCATATATGAGCGATTTGGTAGGATCGATGATCTGAATATTGTGGTAATGGGCGATCTGAAATATGGTCGGACTGTTCATAGTTTGGTTCGTGCGTTGGCGTCACGTTGTCATATTGACTATGTGGCTCCTTCCGAACTCTCTGGTGAGTATGATTCGCGGGAAATACTCGAGTCAAAAATTGCTGAAAAATGTGATGTGCTGTATGTTACTCGAGCGCAGCGTGAGAGGCACCCTGCTAATCATGGCAAAATGGAGTATGGATTCACGCGTCAGAATGCGTCGGAACTCAATCCAAATGCTATCGTGCTTCATCCTTTCCCTCGTACCGAAGAACTGGGCGATTGGTTTGACTCAGATCCAAGAGCGCGGTATTTCGATCAGATTCGGAATGGCGTGTTAGTTAGAAGCTGGCTACTTTATAAGGTGTTGTCAGGATAAGGAGTAACGCACGTGGAAATTAAACTTGAAGATATCACTAAGCGTCAACAGCAAATTCTGGATGACATCTGGGATTGTGACAGTCGAGAGGATCTGGCGAAGTATATTTCCTCTCTGAATGATTCGGATCGCCTCGAGGCTGATGGTCTTATCACGATGCTCGAACAAGAGGTGGCTGTCCACTACTGGCTGGAGGATAATCAAATAACTCTGGCAGAGGGCGGAGAGCAAATTTTGGCTCATATAGTGTTATAAGTAAAAAGTGAGTGTTTTTTGTTAACATAGGAGGATTTTTTTATGTTTCGTTATTTTGTTTGTGTTTTGGGTGTTCTTGGTTTCGTTAGTGCTGCTCATGCTGCACCGAAGTATTACGAAGGCAAGACAATGGAGTTTGTTATTTCTAATGGAGTCGGCGGTGGCTTCGATCTTTATGGTAGAACCTTCGCGAAGTATTATTCGAAGTATCTTCCTGGCAATCCCAAAATTATTGTCAAGAATGTTCAGGGTTTCGCTGGTGCCAGCGGCATTCGCTATACTCTTGCAAGAAACGTGACTGATGGGACACACGTGAATCTTGTTCAGCCATCTCAGTTCCTTTGGAGTGCAGTTGGTGCTGCTCCTTATGTTGATACAAGGAAGATTCGTTTTATCGGCAGTCTGACAAGAGACGTTTGGATTGTTGTTGCTGATCGTACGAAGGTGCGCTCGTGGGAAGATCTTATGCTGCATCATATTGGAGTAACAGACGCAAGATCAGATGGCGCGATCACTGCTCGGCTCCTGAGACATATTCTCAAGAAGAATTACAAACTTGTAGCAGGATATAAGAAGAATCCAGATATCCTTCTTGCTATCGAGAGGGGCGAAGTTACTTCTGCAACAGGGCACACTTATTCTACCACCTCAAACAAGCGACCATATTGGTTCGATCCAAAGTCTAAGTTCGGTGCAGTTCTGGTGGAATCGACATTCAATTCTGCGAAGACATCCGAACTTCCAATGATCACTAGTTTGGCAAAGGATCCGGATACACTCGACCTTATTAAGTTTGTCCAGGGCAGATATGATATTGGTCGTCCAGTTTGGGCTGTTCCTGGAACCCCCGATCACATCATGAAGATGCTAAGGGATGCGTTCGACAAGACTGTACAGGATCCGATGTACAAGCGCGATATGAAGAAGAGGAAGCTACAGAGTGCACCAGCCTCCGCCAAGGAACTGGATGCTGTTGTCGCTAAGATGTATTCCACAAAAAAGAGCATCGTAGAGACTGCCACTTCCATCGTAACTGGGAAGTGATCCTGCAGGGAGAAAAGCCATAAGTCATTGAACTATAATGGCGTTTCTCCCTTTACTTTTCGGTCATTCTATAGTACAATGTGTATTCTGTCACGATTGATGTGACGCAACACCAGCCCAAAGGGGTCTTTATTATGAACATGACACAGAAGACGATTACCGTTCGAGAACTGTTCGAACGCACAGTTACTAAGAAACTCCATCCCAATCCTATCGGTCAGCGACCTCCTGTAACTCGTGGTTACAAGAAGGCAAGCGGCATTATTCGATCTTTGCTTTGTGGTATGGGAGTTGGTATGCTGACCCTCCGCGATATCACTACGAACCCCTCCGCCAAAGCCATCTATCCTGGTTATGGAGATCTCGCTATTGATGGTGGGCATCGCATTCGTGCGATCGTCGACTTTATGCATGGCGTCTTTGGCGTTGATGGTGTGTTCTATAACAGCATGGACGATGATTCACGCCAGAAACTTCTGAGTTTCGTCATCCCTGTGGCGAGCGTTATCTGTACGTCTCGCGAAGCCACCGACCTGTTTCGTGCGATCAATACCACCACTCCTGTTAACTTCATGGAGATGATTATGTCCGATGACGAATCGGATGTAACTAAGGAGATTCGCATCCGCACGAAGTCATACGTTGAGTATGGCAACAATCAGCCTTCCCCTCTGTTTGGAGTTACTTCTACTCCAGTCAAGGATAATGTTTCTGACTGCTTTGATATGGAACCGAACCATCGTCGAAAGTGGGATGAATATGTTGCGATTGCTATGATCAGGGCTGCGAATGGAAGCTGTGTCAATGCAGGTGAACCAGCCATTGAACAGTTGGTTGAGAACAACGTTCTTCCCGATATGAAAGTCGTCGACCGATTCCTCAAGGATGCGTATTGGTTCAGGGATAATCGTGGAAAGAAGTTCAACACAGATTCTTTTGCTGCGTTTATGCTCGTCTGGTTTGGCTTCTACAATCTCAATCGCACCTTTGTCATCAGCAACATGAATTGGTTTATGATGGAGTTCATGCGGATCTATTCCTTGCTCACTGGTCGAGGCAAGGATCTGGAAAACGAGACAATCACCTACAATAAGGAAAAACACTTCCTCAAGGAGTTCTTCCGCAAGAACATGAAGAACTTTGCGGATGGTGATAAACAGTCACGTTGCTTTGATGAGTTCCAGAAACTTATCAGTGATCGCACCTACAAGGACATGGGCATCACTATGAGGACAGAGTCACGGAGCATTGGGACAGCCGAGCGTGAATCGCGTCTTGCCCTTCAGGGATATAAGTGCGCCATTGACGGCGAACCTCTCGAACTCAAGGATTCTGTCTATGGACATGATACCTGCTGGGCGAAAGGCGGAGATCTCGATTCTGGTGCAGTTATTCGAGCATCTCATAACCGAGATATGGGCACGACCACTCTCGCTGAGTATCGTATGATTCTGAAACTTCGGACGGAGGCTGTGAATGCCTAAGAGGATTCTGTTGCTTGATAAAGGTTGTTTCTAATTAAGATACTTTTCTACATCGACGTTGCGATATGCAGCTTTGCCATCAATCGAGATTAGAATCTGCTGTATCGTGGCGTCGATGTTTTCTTTCCAGTATCCTAGAAACTTGTGGACTCTTGGGAGGTTTGGTGTGGTATCTTCCGTCTGCCAGATGAACTCTTGGACTAAGTTCGTATGATCTGGCATATAGTAATATATATCCAAAAGGACTATGTTTCTTTTGATCCACACCATAAGGATATTTATTAAATGATGCAGTTCGAACATTGGTTTCCTACTGTTATCGGATTCGAGATGGCAGACTTTGATCTGGAGTTTCTTACCGATTATGCATACAGACTAAGAAACGAGTCTCAAGGTCGAGTTCTCTCTAATAGAGATGGATGGCAAAGCAATGATCTGAATCATTCTGATCCAGAATTGCAAGAGTTTCGCACGTTTCTGTTTAACTGCATCAATGAGTATCCGTTAGGAAACAACTGGCAGCGTTCCCACACACTAGGCATCGACAACTTCTGGATCAACATAAATCCAAGAGGTGGTTTTAATGCTGATCACGTTCACCCATACTCCATTATATCTGGCGTTTATTATGTCAAGACACCAATGAACTGCGGAAGGATATTCTTTCAGAATCCATGCAGAGAACAACTGGATGCTTTTTGGGGCACTGTCCGAATGGGGACTCCCGACGATCCTGTTCTGAATAGGTCTATCCAGTATCAGCCAGAAGCAGGGAAGATCATTCTCTTCCCAAGCTGGGTCAGGCACTGGGTCGGTCAAAATGAGTCAGATGAGGACAGGATCTCGATCTCCTTCAATACGAAACTCATAAGCCACTGATTTCATTACACTTTTTTCCCTTTACTTTCCGAGCATTTCGGGCTACAATAGTCTCATAAATGATCAACGGAGAGATGACTATGATCAACGCAGTTACCAATCGCCCCTACACTGGTGAAAACGTCGAGACCCTCATGGGCGCTGGATTCGAAGATCCGCGATTCCTGACCTTTCGTCAGGCTCGTCAGATCGGTCGTTCGGTCCGCAAGGGTGAGCATGGCGTAACCATCAAGCGTGTGGTTCTGGTCGAAGAGTTCAATCCTCGCACCAACAAGGTCGAGAAGAAGAAAACTCTCAAGCATTTTACCGTGTTCAATTTTTCCCAGACGGAGGAATCTTCCGGAGATTAGCGCAGTCTGGTAGCGCATCTGGTTTGGGACCAGAGGGTCGCAAGTTCAAATCTTGCATCTCCGACGCGGATGTAACTCAGTGGTAGAGTGTCAGCCTTCCAAGCTGTTCGTCGCAGGTTCGATCCCTGTCATCCGCTCCAAATTCAATGCCTTTGTAGTTTAATGGTAAAACAGTTGATTTGTAATCATCAGATCGCAGTTCAATCCTGCGCGAAGGCTCCAGTTCAATGCATCCTTAGCTCAGTTGGATAGAGCAACAGCCTTCTAAGCTGTGGGTCGCACGTTCGAGTCGTGCAGGATGCACCAAATATGGAGAATATAAAATGGCAAATCATGTGAGTTCGTATATCAGTTTCGAAAATCTGTCAGAAGAGGCAGAGGAATATCTTGTGAATGTTTTCGGCGGAGGAGCCGATGTCGAAACAAGTCTCTATTGTTTGTTTGGCATGCCCGAAGGAACGGAGTATAATTGGGATTGGTGGAGCGAAAACATCGGTTCTAAGTGGCTCACGTTGGAAGATGTCGGTTCAGATTATATGGCGATCATGACTGCTTGGTCCCCCCCGATTCCTTTCTATAACAAACTGTATGAGGTTCTTTCTTCTCTGTCCCCCGATCTGTTTATGTGGGTGCGATATGACGATGAGATGCCAAACTTCATTGGCTGCTGCGGATATGGTCCGAATGACTATAGTTACGAAGAATCTGTCGACGCCGAGTATTACGAAAACGCTATTGGCACGACTCCATATATTGATGATGAGTCTAACGACGATTGGTGGGACGAACTAGACAAGTGGTACGATAGCGAATATAAATGTTTCATGGAAGGGTATTCCGAACACATGGAGTATATTGAAGATGAACGAAAGACTCATTGATAATGCTGTTAGGACATTAGAGAACTGCCAAAAGAGCGGTTCAGAATGGGGAATCCAATATTGGAGTTCTGTAGTTTCCTATCTCTTGAGGAAGTATAAGAGGCTGAACTAGATGAATCAACCTTGGATCACTGGCTTTGTCACGTTTCTATATGCTGCTGAATGCGTTCGACTATACTTGAATGGTCAGACAGGCTTCAGCATCGCATATTTCGGGTATGCTTTGGCGAACGTCGGATTGATCTGGGCGATGATGGTGGGTGCTGCAAAATGAGATGGAAAAACAATGAGGTCATTCCTCTGATTGAGAAACTCATTGAAGAGGGAAACGGTAGATTCACACGTGAGCGTCTCTACAACGAACTCGATCAAAATGACCGCCGTGTCCGTCATGCGCTGTATGAGGCTAGGAAATCTGGTATCGTGCTTATCGCTGTCAGGAAGGGTGGTCACGCGGTTGACGAGTACGTTTTCCGTGGCAAGAAGGACGGATGGAAGACGCGAGAAGAATACAACTTGCCCTAAATATCATTGAGGCAACCAGTAGGAGAGCAAATGACTCAAGACGAAAAGATCTATTTTGGTGTTCGTCGCGATATGCAGGTTGTGTTTCATATGTTTCGCGATCACATTGGAAATGAGCCAGAGAACAAAATTCATATTCTTGATGGTATGATTGCTGGTATTGTCGATATGTACAAGACAAGAATCGGTTTAGGCGACGAAGAAATCGCTATGCTGTTCTACAAACTCGCAGATACACATGCGGTTTCGAAGTCGATCAGGGAAATTCCTGAAGGTGGTTACGTTCCTCTTCCAAAAAAAGAGGATGATGAGAAAGGTGAAGATAAGGATATAGCATGATCATTGGTGTGTGCGGTTTAATCGGCAGCGGTAAAAACACTGTTGCGGATTACCTTGTGGAAAAACATAACTTCGTTCCCGTCAGTTTTGCTGCAGTTCTCAAAGATGCCTGTGCTTCTTTGTTTGGTTGGGACCGCGATATGCTCGAGGGCAAGTCCGAAGAGTCTCGCATTCAGCGCGAACAGGTGGATAAATTTTGGGCAGACCGCCTGAATATCCCTTGCTTTACTCCCAGATATGCGCTACAATATATTGGAACTGACGTGATGAGGAATCACTTCCATTCCGATATCTGGGTTATCGCAGCTGAGAAGCGAATGTCGAAATATGACAATGTTGTGATCAGTGACGTTCGCTTTCCTAATGAGATGGCGATGATTCGTCGCAATGGTGGGCAGATCTGGTGCGTAGAACGCACTCGCCCTCTGTGGTACACTACTGCGCTGCAAGATCCCGATAAGATGGCAGAAGACTATCCCGAAGTTCATCCTAGTGAGTTCGTCTGGGTTGGTGAGAAGTTCGACAAGATCATCATCAATCGCTCAACTCTAGATCAGCTTTACAGAAACGTCGAGGGAGTTCTTGGTAATGAATATCTTTGTGCTTGATCGTGATCCGAAACTCGCAGCGCAAATGCACTGCGACAAACACGTTGTCAAGATGATTCTCGAATCTGCGCAGCTGCTTGCTACTGCGCATCGTATGATTGACGGCGAACTATACGAAGGTCGCACCAAGACAGGTCGCAAGGTAAAGCGTTGGGAACTTCACGACGAGCGCGAGGTCTATCTCTATCAGGCAACGCATATCAACCATCCTTGTACCGTGTGGGCGCGTGAGAGCGAGGAGAACTACAAGTGGCTTCTTTCTTTGTTCAAGGAACTCTGTAAAGAATACACGCACCGCTATGGTAAGATCCATTCGTGTGAGAAGTTTATGCGCTTGCTCGAAATCATTCCTGAGAATATGAAGAAGGTCGAACGTACAGAATTCCCTCAGGCAATGCCCGATGATTGTAAGGACAATGACTCTATTCGAGCCTATCGGAATTACTATATAATGTATAAGAAAGACTTCGCGAAGTGGAAGAACCGCGATGTTCCTTCTTGGTTTGTAGATAAGGTATCGTATGCCAACGTATCAGTTTAGGGATAAGAAAACAGGTAAAGTCGAGGAGATGTTTATGCGCATCTCTGAGATGGAAGAATACTTGTCTAATCACCCATCCAAAGAAAAACTTCTAAGTGCACCTGCTATCGTATCGGGGGTATCCTCTGGCAAGAACAAGCCAGATAATGGATTCCGCGATGTGTTGCAGCGCATCAAGAAGAACAACAAAGGGAGTAAGATTAACACCTGGTGATCGAGACTTTGCTATGACACTTACTTCCGCAACAACGGAGATTGTCTATGTCTCATGCTTCTGCTGTAGATTATTTTGATAGGTTTTCCCCAGTTCCAGAATTCCTTTCTAGGAGAGAAAAAAAGAGATTAAGAAAACAAGAAAAGCAGGTAAAAAACCAGCAAAAAGAAGCAGTCACGCGGCTCAACAACATCTACCCTCTCACAGATGGGCAAAAGAAAACCTTTGAGGCATTCAATCAAAATAAGAATCTAATTCTACATGGCGTAGCAGGTACAGGAAAAACATTTATCTCACTCTATCTTGCCCTCGAGGCAGTTCTCGTTGGTCGCGCACCGAAACCAGTGGTCATTATCCGAAGCGTTGTTCCGACACGCGACATGGGTTTCCTCCCTGGAAATATGAAAGAAAAGGCAGCAGTTTACGAACAACCATATGCAGCTATCTGTTCCGATCTAGTCGCAAACAAGCAGAACGCATATGAGCATCTTAAGAATAGGGGTATCATCGAGTTCTCAACAACTTCATTTCTAAGAGGTCTGACCTTTAAGAATAACACAATCATTGTTGACGAATGCCAGAATATGACTTTCCATGAACTTGATTCGGTAATCACAAGAATGGGTGAAGGTTGTCGTGTTATTTTCTGTGGCGATTTTAGGCAGTCCGATCTTTGGAGAGATGACGAGAAAACAGGACTAAATAAATTCATGTCTGTTGTCTCAAGAATGAAGAGTTTTGAGCGAGTTGAATTTACTAAGGATGACATCGTACGATCTGATGTTGTAAGGGAATACATCCTCGCCAAATTGGAAGAGGGAATTATCTAGGATATTAAATGTTTGATTATGATTATGTGAGTGTTCCCGAACTCAGATCGGTTACAACAGAATCTGGCAGATTTTATGAAACTCCGGATGGGGGAAGATATCCCTCTGTAACAACAGTTCTTGGTGAACGTCCGGAGAAAAAACGAGCGATCATGAATTGGCGCCAGCGTGTTGGCGAAGAAACTGCCAATCGTATTTCTTCACAAGCTGCAAGACGTGGCACTTCTGTTCACACTCTTATGGAAAACTATGTAAGAGATTTGGCGCTTCCTGATCAGAAAGAAATGCCTACATCATTGGCTTCGTTCCGTAGTTTGCAGAAAGCACTTGATGCTAATTTAGAAGTTGTCCGTGGATTAGAAATTGGTTTGTATTCTCATAGACTAAAGTTGGCAGGTAGATGCGATCTTGTTGGTCAGTGGTCTGGCAAAAATGCAATCATTGACTTCAAGACTTCCAAGAAGTTAAAGAAAGAAGAATACATCGAAGATTACTTTTTACAATGTACAGCATATTCAATTATGTTTGAAGAACTTACAGGAATTGTTACATCCGGAATTGTTGTTCTTATTGCTGTTGATGATTATGATCTACCACAAATCTTTATGAAGAACAGAAGCCAGTATGTAGATAAACTTTTAGGAATCCTAAATGAACGAACTACTACAAATGTTGGTTTTAATCCAGGGGATACAGTCCCCACAGCAAGAGATTTACCCAGAACAGATATTTCTGGCGTGTCATAAATCAATAAATAAACTACACGACGGTCTTAGGGAGTCTTTTGAAGAAAAGCCTGTTGTCTTATTTTCACCACCTCTTTCCGAAGGTGCAGATGAATTCAAAGTCATTGTCTATTACAATAAAAAGAAGAAAACAATAACAATTATAAAAGTCAATCGGGATGGATCTGGTTGCATTTTATCTTCTGGAACAGTGGATTATCTAGATCCAAAAGGAATTTTAGATGATGAGAGTCTTGGGAGTAAATTAAAACCACAATAGGAGGTCTTTATGATCGATTGGATTAAGGATAGAGTCTCTGAGCATTCAAGCCATCAGGGCGTCATTGTAGCAGCTGCTGCAGCCGCTGTCCTTTTTGGCGGAATTGGGCTAACAAAGGTCATCCTCTGGGGTGCCTTGGTCTGGGGTGTCTGGAGCGTCTTGAAATCCGACTATTAAAATCCCTTTACTTTGTCATCAAAGTTTAGTATAATTAAGTTGTAACGATGAAGGAAACTGAAAGCTGAACTGGACGCGGGTGCGACTCCCGCCACCTCCACCATAAGGACACTTGATGAACAAGATAGATGAATACAAGAGTAAAATACGATGGGATGTATGGGAAGATGTTACATCAATAAAACAGCCTCGTGATGAGACAGAAAAAATAAATGCCATTCGTAATGCAATTCTTGATAAGTGTCTTTATGATGGGGGTGAATTAGGATCGACAGGCAGGTAATAGGAATCTGGAGTTACACGGTTGGTCGCGCATAGACCAAAATCGTAAATGCCAACGATAATGAGGCATATGCTCTTGCTGCTTAGTCAGTAAGTCGGGGTTTCGGTGGGTTTCCTGGCAACAGAATAACCCACCAACTTATAACAACATGGGAGTACCCAAATGAAGAAGTTTCTTCTGATTACAACTGCGATCACCGCACTTTCGACAGCTGCTGTTGCTGGCGACTTTGATCGTATCGAGAACAATGTTCGTGTTGAATCGAACGGTGTTGGTGTTTCTGCGAAGCTGAATATCAATGATGCTTCGCGTGAAATGGGAATCGACTACACCAAGTCTGGTTTCACTGTTGGTTATATCCGTGCCGAAGGTTCGGATGATTCTGCCGACGAGAACCGCCCATTCGCAGCATACTCTGTGACCGAAGGTCCATTCTATGCTCGTGTCCAGGTAGAGTATCGCGATTTTGTCGCATCTGGTTCTGATGATTATATTCGTATCGTGCCAACAGTTGGTGTTGGTAAGAAGTTTTCTGGTGTCAATGTCTATGGCGATGTGACCCCAAAGGTTGCATATGGCAAAGAAGGAACCAGCAACTTCACGGAAATTATGGAAACAGAGTTCAAGGTTGGATTCGATTATGAAATTAACAAGAACGTGACGGCTGGTCCTTTTGTTCAGTATGTAACTGACAAGGATTGGGAAAAGCAGGAAACTCTTTTCGGAACTTCCATTTCGGTGAAGTTCTAGTATTCCAAGGTTTGTCGCTCAATAGACACGCGAGGGACCACGGTTAGTCCCTCACCCTCTTCTAACTAGATGAGAGAAAGTGATGAAAGCAACAACAGCAGCAGTATTCACGTTTCTTTTGTGCGTTGCATATTCTGCTTCAGCAGAACCTGCACTTAAAATTGTTAGAGTTGTCGATCTGAACGAAGTTCAGTGTTTAGCGGAAAATGTTTATCACGAAGCAAGAGGCGAATCTATCGCTGGCATGCTTGCTGTTGCACTCGTTGTGAAGAACAGAGTAGAGAATGTCCGCTACCCAAATACATATTGTGACGTGATCAAGGAAGGACCAGTTCGTGAATCTTGGAAAACAAGATCGAAGCCATTCTTAGATCAGTCCGAAAGAATCTATTATCCTGTCCGCCACCGCTGTCAGTTTAGCTGGTACTGCGACGGGAGAAGTGATACAATCCGAAAGACAGGTAATAAACTATGGGAAAGAACATACACGATTGCACGTGCTGTGATACAAGGAGTTGTGTATGATTTTACTGATGGTTCTACGCATTATCATGCAGATTATGTCTCGCCTTCTTGGGCGAAGAAGTATGAACGAGTCACCTCGATAGAACAACACATATTTTACAGGGCAAAAGATGTCGGCAAATGATCCGTTTTCGCTTCTGACTCGATTGAAAACACATATGGTAAATCATAGTGTCGGAACTCTGTATGAACACCTTGTTGGGACATATAAATTATTAAAGGAAAGAGGGTTCGAAGAATACGTTTGCCTTGCAGGTTTATATCACAGCATATATGGTACACAGGTTTTTAAGTACCAAACAACGCATGACCGTGACACTATAAAGGCAACGATCGGCGAAGATGCAGAAAACTTGGTTTGGTTATTTTGTAATGTTGATCGAAACAAAATTTGGGACAGTTTTGAACAGAATAATTTTTGTTTGTTGAATGGTGATACTGTCGGCATGAGCGATCAAGAATTTAATGATCTGTATGCAATAATTGAAGCGAATCGTGATGAGAAATCAAATAAAAAAGCAGTCGATCGTAATAGATAATCTTCTTACTGAAGATATTGCGAGAAACCTTTCCGAAGAATTTCATTCCGATAATTACTGGCGTTGTAACTGGCACTCTTCAAGCAAAAGAGATCCAGAACAATGGCACTGGCATCGTGAGATATGGCAGGACAAAAAAGCAATGCCCGAAATTCTTCCTTCAGAAATGGAAAAACATCAATCAATAAAATTGCTTTGGGATGCAGTTAACGATAAATTGATTCAGGGATACAATCTTTCGTTCCTTCCAATCAGAGCATATTCTAACGCGCACACATATGGATTAGATGGTGCACCACATACCGATGACGGTGAGGTGACTGCAATTTATTATCCTGTTCAGGATTGGGATCCAGAATGGGAAGGAGGAACTGCTCTTCTGACAGAAGATGGTGATTGCCTCCAATATTGCCGATATAAGTTCAACAGATTATTTGCATTCCCAGCGCGCACTTTACATAAAGCTATGCCGCTCACAAAAAAATGCAACAAACTCAGAACGGTTATCGTGTTTAAGTGCATTGTCGATGTTGATCATGAATTGTATTCGAGATGGTATAATGATCAAGCATGAACTATTCCCCACTGTCATCGGTGAGTTTCACAATGAAGATAGAGACTTCGTCAAACAGGTTATTGTTGAGGAAGGATTTAATTATGTGAAGGATGGGAAAGCTAACGAGGTATCTAACCCTTTCTTGCACCATAATGAGAAACTTCAGAAATTCTATCTTTATGTGACAAACTGCGTGAAAGATTATATTCGCGCATATATGGTCGATCCAGAAAATGTGAATATCTTTATCACGAAAAGTTATTTCAATGTGATGAATAATGGCTGCCCAAGGCATCATCATAAAGATAGTGATCTTTCTTTTGTGTATTATGTTAATGTCCCACCCGAACAGAATTTCCCAACAACGTTTTATGCGCCAGAAGAATTACCAGAACCAACTTCTGAATTCGCAAAGGCATATCATTGTTCTGAATGGAACATCACTAACTCCAGATCTTGGTGGTTTCCTGCCCATGAAGGAAAAATGTTTATCTTTCCTGGATCTCTTCACCACGAAGTCAGAGAGTCTGTCGAGGATGTTCCGTTGATTGGTTCTGCTGATTTTCTGAAGTATCGCGTTTCTGTTGTTGGCGATATCATGTTGACTTTTTCGGAATCCTTCAGAACTTCAATGACACATGGAAACTATTCCCCAGAGCAGTGGCGAAGGTTTATTTGAATAATCCCTTTACTTATAAGTCATTTCGTTTTATAATGGTTAAACACTAAATAATTTGGAGTCGTTATGAGTATCAAAGCAGGTAAGGTATGGGGACATACAGAAGCAATAATTCAGAACCCAGTTGTGGAGTTCCATCGGATCTCAGTTCAGGCTGGGTATCGGTGCTCGACACACAAGCACTCCTACAAATGGAATGGCTTCTATGTCGAGCAAGGCGAACTCGAAATCCATGTGTACAAGACGGACTACGAACTGGAAGATGTAACGACTCTAAGCGCAGGGCAGTTCACGACAGTAAAGCCTGGAGAATATCATTTCTTTCTCTGCAAGCAAAACTGTGTTGCTTTCGAGATTTACTATCCGGAACTGCTTACAGAGGATATTCAGAGAAAAAACTCAGGGGGAAAAGCAAAGTAATGAATATCTCAGACGAACTCGATATCATGACACCAACAAAATTCAGACAAATGCTCGAGGAGCGTGTTCTTAGTGATAATGTTAGTTACATGGATGCGATTGTCGATATCTGCGAAAAGACAGGGCTAGAGATTGAATCTGTTCCCAAGATGCTTTCGATTAAGACCAAGAAGATTTTGCGTAATGAAGCAACTAATCTTAACATGTTGAAGAAAAGAGGGGCAAGACTGCCTGTATAATATGGAAGGTCTGCGAGCGTATCAGAAATATCTCGCGATAAAGTTACACTTCACTACAGATTACGATTATTTCAAATATGGTGGGAAGTCTAGATCAGCTTCACCAAGTTCATTCGAAAAGAGAAAAGATGTTTTCTTCTTTCGTAAAATTGAACGTCGTTACTCTGATGAAGAACTGACCGATTACTTTGTTGCGAACTTTGTTTCTAAATCGACTGGTCGGTGGATTGGAGAGTTATCTTCTATACAGTCGGAAAAGACGTACGATCAATGGAAGAAAATGATGGAGTCCTTTTCTTATCTTTTTAAGCAGGATATGGAAAAGATAAAGGATAACTCCCAGTTCACCAACCCATCTGATATGTGGACTGTTGATAATTCAAATATGCATCCAGAAGTTCTGCGGTTGTTTCTTGGTAATAAGGTTTCGCTAGAGTCTATGGTTGGCGCGAACCGTGTCCTGAAGTTTGTTTCTCTTTGGGATAGAACTATCACAGAAAACTTTATTTGGCCAGACATATCGAAGAATATCAAGAAGTATGATGCGTTCTTAAGGATAGACGAAAAGAATATTCGTAAGATCATGAAGGAGGTGTTCATATGATTTATATGAAGAAACAAAATTATGGGGAATACTATATGAGCCATACACCGAGACTTGTGCAAGACATCGCGAATCTAATCGATGATTATGATATCGAGTCTTCCACCGAGAAGGCGAAAAAGATTTTGGATCATATTCAAAAGGTTTCATACGAGGAGAGAATTGTTTATGATTCTCGATTCGATGGATGAGTGAGGTGAAGTATAAATAATGATGTACATTATGATGAGTAAAGTGGACAAGACGAAACACAACGAAACATATGGAGAATACAAATGAATGACACATTTGCTGCGCTCAAGCGCGAACGTACTACTTCTTTCGACAAACTCACAAAGGAAGTAGAAAAACTCTCAACAAATCCCCAAGCATCTAAGAGCGAAGACGACCGTTGGTGGAAGCCAGAGGTCGACAAGGCAGGTAATGGTTATGCCGTTATCCGCTTTCTTCCTGCGCCAAAGAACGAGGAAGTTCCTTGGGTCCGTATTTGGAACCATGGTTTCCAGGGTCCAGGTGGCTGGTACATCGAGAACTCACTAACAACAATCGGACAGCAAGATCCTGTTGGTGAATACAACTCGAAGCTGTGGAACTCTGGTAATGATAAGGACAAGGAAATTGCTCGTAAGCAGAAGCGTCGTCTGACTTATATTGCAAATATCTATATTGTTAAGGATCCATCTAATCCGCAGAACGAAGGAAAGGTTTTCCTTTACAAGTTCGGCAAGAAGATCTTCGATAAGATCAACGAACAGATGAACCCAACCTTCGAAGATGAGAAGGCAGTCAATCCTTTCGATCTTTGGGAAGGTGCGAACTTCAAGATGAAGATTCGTAACGTAGAGGGATATCGCAACTATGATAAGTCGGAGTTCGATGAACCGTCGAATCTTTCTGAAAACGACGAAGAACTCGAAAAGATCTGGAACTCACAGCACTCGCTTGCTGCGTTTATTGCTCCGGATCAGTTCAAGTCGTACGACCAGTTGAAGGCACGCCTTGATCGTGTTCTTGGTTTGGGTGCTGGTGCTGCATCTCAGCGTGACGAAGATGTCCGCGAAGATGTTGCTCCTCGCGCTCCAGTGTCGGAACCCTCAGTTGGTAAGACGGCAAAGGCATCTTGGGATGAAGATGATGGTGGGGATGATAACCTCGCCTTCTTCGAGAAACTCGCCGAAGATGATGATTAAAAAGATTGGGGGGACTTCGGTCCCCCCAGTTTTATTATGCGTACATTGAATTTCTTGCTTTAGTGAATGTTAGATCTGGATTCTTAGAACCCCTCGCGAATAACTTATCCATCTTAATTTTTTCTGAACCCTTCTTTTGGGCAGCTAATCTCGCCTGTGTAGTTGTATTGCCACCCATATCTGTTCCAGCATCAGCTGGTGCAGCATTAACAACATTTACACCACCTCCGCCGCCTTCTTCGCCGCCTTCAGAAATTTGCTGCGTATCAGCAGTTTCTGGAACTGGTGCTAGATTGTTAGGTGTATCTGTTGGGGTTGGAGTCCCAGATGTATCTTGCGTAGGTGCAGCTTTGGGAGCAGCTGCCTGTATCTCAGCAGCCTTTGCCTTCATAGCCATTCCAGATTGATACTCTTTGAAGTTCACCTTCTTTCCATCGAGCATTCCACCAGACGCTTTGAATTCTTCTCTCTGTTTCTTCTCGGCTTCGTATGCTGCCTTTCTTTCTGCTGGCGTGCCTTTACCTCTACCAGAAAGTTTTGCACCTACAGCTTGACCTGCATCGCTAATCTGTTTCATCTCTTCTTTTGAAACTTCACGTTTCTTTAATAATTTCTCGATTTCTTTGGCAATCAGCGCTGGGATTTCTTTCATCCTTTTATCTCTGTCTGGAGAAGGATCATCTTCTGGAAATACACCATATGCTTCTTGATATACATCACGCGCCAAAGAAGCAGCCGAAGCAGTAAGACTCACAGCAGACCCAATTCCTGGAGCAAATGCCGTTGCACCTGCAGTGAATTCCAACGCAGCACCAACCATATCGCCGCTTAATACCCTTCCAGCTGCTAACGCAGTACCAATAACAGCGCCAATACCAAATGGCAAAGACTTGGCAGCTATCTTAGCAATGCTCTTCCCGACAACCTTCGATACAGCCTTTCCTAGATTCTTTGCTCCGCCCTTTGCTGCTCCTCCTGGTACTTTTGTTGGCGCACCTGCAGGTTTTGTTCCTGGAAGCTGTGATGGTGCGTTTGCTGTTCCTGGAGCAAACTTTCCATCAGGACCACGTTTCATTCCTTTCTTATCGTAACTTGCTCCTTCTACCTTTGCAGCAACCCTTGCAGCCACAACTTTAGCTGCTTGTGCTCCTTTTCCTGCAGCCTTTGCAACAGTTGGCGCTGCTTTTGCCGCAACCCTAATCGCTGCTCCAGCAACAACTGCAGATTTCAAATCACCAACAACCTTATCGATATCAAAATTTAATGCTTTAGACATCTTATCAAGAGCTGCTAATCCAAGAAGGGACCCAAGTGCAGTAAGACCGAGGAGTTTCATCCAATCACTAACACTTCTTTTCTTCTTTTCTTTTTCTGGCGCACCAGATTTTTTTCCTTTACCTTCAGCAAGATCTTCTAGAGTTCTCAGTTCTTCCTTTTTCGCCATATCCAACTGCTTACTGCTGATCCCAGTAATTTGCTGCATATATTTGAACAAGTCAGTTTTGAACTTAACAAATGTTGATTCTTGTACAGGTTTTTCTTGTTTTGAAGGAGAACCAGATCTGTCGACTCCAACTTCATCGAGCTTATCTTCGAAGTCCTTTTTCTCAGACATATCTTGGAATTTGCCTTTGGCATAACCAAACGCTTTACCGACACCAGATTTTATCGAAGATCCGACAGCACCAGCGACTTTTCTTGCGCCAGCAACTGCAGCGCCAGCGACTAATGCGTCTGGATTATTCGACATAAGTAGAGCAGTTGCTGCCGCTAGTGCTGCCATTTTTTACTCCTATCCTCTGATCGAATCACCAATCAGAAACGACCTTTTTCTTTACTACTGGTTTGATAATGACGGTAGTGTCAGAACTTTTTGTTTTGTTGCTTTTCAATTCACTTGGTGTTGTAGATGTAGCCATTCTAGTTTTCGGCTTTAATTTTGATTTCGCCTTCCTATATTCAGAGACCTTATTCATTAATTCTTTAATTTTATCTTTTGGCGCTTTGATTTTTCTTGCCGCTTTTAATTCTGCCAGTGCATCTTTATATTTCTTTTCGGCTGCTAGATATTCTTCTGAAGGTTTATCTGAAACTCGTGATGAAAGAGTCGAACCACCTCCAGTTGTAG